CAATTCTGTCATCCCGAGAAAAGGGGTTTTCCCTTATGGAGTAGCATATGGCTATCAAGAAAGCTGGATCGACTCCGTCGAACAAGGTAGTTTACTACCCTTCGTCGGGACAAAATTCTTCTACCAATGGCGCTTTAGTCTCTGAGCTGAACAAAGATATTCAGCTAAGGATGACGCGCTCCAACACAATTACCGCCAACGTGCGGGTTGTGTATCATGGACCCAATGGGAACGCCGTTTACGGCGGATCTCAATGGGGCCAATTATTGGAGAACATTTTGGCTCAATCGATTCAGGATTTTCTGAGCCGCTTGCGTGGGCAGACTTCACCTGAAGGCTTTCGTGTTGAACCCGTTGGGTTCCACATTGACCTGAAGGTGCATCAGCCAGCAATTGCCGCTTCCGTATTGACATTTCAGCTTAGGAAGTAGATATTCCCTCAAAAGAGCGAAACCTACGTTGAAAGAAACCTCGTACGCTGATCCCCGGCGTAGAGCCGGATAGGAGCACACCGTGACTGTAAAGACAAAAGAAGATCAGTGGCAGTTCCGTCCTGGAACTTACCCTATCACTTCCATCTGTCGCGAGGGCGTTCGCGCTCACTCTTGGGGGGATGACGATCAGGAGTATAACTACTCAGCCGCTAATTATATAGACGGCAGTAGACACTCTGATCTGACTCTCTCCCGGAGCTATGCGTTTTCGTCCCGGATAGAATATGAAGATGGTCCGAGGTATCGTGATGGTACCCCGAATTGGAAGACTTGTACCCATGCTCGATATGGTTTTAACCCAGATCGAATGGGAGCAAAGAATCCTTTTAAATTTACCATTTCTGGTCTTTACTCGTCACCCGCCAACGGTAAGGTCGATACGGTTCAGTTTTACCCGGACCGCCGAACCTATGACTCCGGTACATCCGGCGAGGTCGACATCGACATGCCGCTCATCACGACTTCAGGATCACTCCTGTTCTCGTGTCTTGAGTTCGACATGTATGGTGCCGGTCCCTCGTCGTTGGACGAAGTCTTTAATACCGATGCTGGTGGTTTAGTTTCCACCTATTACGAGCGTAGCTTGAATGACTACTACAGATGGGGTAGTTCAGCTGTGCGTGAGTTTAAATCTCAAGCAGATCTGAACAAAATGCTCCATGTGGAGTCGAATTTCTATGCCAACGTTGCCCAGATAGTCTTCCCAATAGGTAAGCTATTAGGGTCTCGTAAGGCGGTTCATAGATTCGCTAATATGTTATCGACACTACGAAGTCGCTTTGGGAAGCGCCCCTTACGAGAGGCCCTCTCCTTGGCAATTAAGGCCGACTTGATCGACCGCTTTGTAGTTGAGACAACATTGATGGATGCGCAAGATTTCATGAGTTCATTCGGAGAAGTTCTTCGAGTGTACGAGACTGCTGCCGGCTATAATAGCCGCGCATGGTCCCGCATATTCTACAGAGCTGCCCCGTGGGATGCCATTGGCACCCAGAGATTCAGTTCTCTTGCTGTCACCCTTCCCAGGAAGGACACGCTGCCTTCTTCTGGGATTCCAGGAACATACTGGAACGGTCGAGTCCGACAAAAGTGGGGCCCGAACCCTGATGACTGGGTCTGGCACTATTTAATCAATAGTGGCCGAACACTAGGAAATCAGGAGTATTACGGGTTCACTCCGTTGGAGGCCGTCCATAGGTTAATGGAACGCGCTATCTATGAAGGATTTGGAGGATCTTATACAGCTGCAGTTACTTGGTCTAGGGGGGCACGCATCCATCTCGATTTGATGAGATGGGCTCGCGTGCGGTATAAGGATGTTTCCGCGTTATCGCCCTTAAAGGTTTGGGCGAATCGCGTGGGCATCTCTAAACCATTAACCTCCCTGTGGGACCTAAAGAAACTGTCCTTCGTGTGTGATTACTTCTTCCGGATAGGTGATTGGATTGAAGGTATATCCAACTATGTTGCCGATTTCAAGGAGCTTCGTGGCGAAATTATCGATGCCACGGAGCCTTGGATGGGCAGCAAATGGGAAGTTGGCTGTCAACAAAGACTTGCCAACTACGACCAGAAGAAAGCTGAAGCCGTTTTGAAGGAACACTTTAAACCTGAACAGTTTAGAGTGCCCGGACAAACTGGCTTCTTGCCTTTCTCATCGCGTTATACTCGACAACCATTCCCCCGATGGGAGAATTTTACTCGGTTCGGGCTCGTAAGCGAAAGAGCCCTGAACTCCACCCAGAAGCGTACTCTAGCTGAGCTTGCCTTTTCTTTTATGGATCGAAAGCTCCGAGTGGCTGAGGAGTCTGCGGCGCAAGCCAAAGACGCTCTGGTCCAACTCAAGCTGGAATCCAAGAAATGGCGGACGCCTAACGCCGCGATTGCTGGTATGTCTAAAGACCAGTTTAGCGATTACGTTAAGCGTACGTTAAAGCAAGCTGCTACAACCGTTAAGGTTAAGAAAGCTAGAACACGGAAATAACCGTACACCAATTAACAATGGAGTGCTTTATGGCAACACCAGCAACCCTTATCCTCCCGTACAATGACGTCACCGCAACAACTGCGGGCTCTTCTGTTAAGTATACGCTGGTAGGTCGTTCGATGAATCGAATTTCCTACCGTCGTTACAACAGTAGTGCCGCTGGTTGTCCTGCGATTCTCGATAACGATACCACGTCGAGTGTGAACACTCGTGCGCAGGCTTCGATCGACATTCGCAGCCAGGTGAAGGCACCGGGAGCTCTCGGGAACGACCGTATGCGTATCAGTCTCAAAGACACCTTTTTGGGTGCCGATGGTCTGTATCACACGGATTCCTGTGAGGTATCCTTTTCGCTCTCGCGCGACATCAATTCCGACCAGACCAGGCGTAACGGGCTGATTATTCAGCTTATCCGTCTGCTGGACAAATCGGAAGCGACGATGCGCTTGTCGAATGCAAGCAGCATGCCTGCCGCAGCGCTCGCACAGGCCAACGCTAAGTTGGGCTGGCTGAACATTGCGCGCATGAATCTCGACCTTGTCGAGAATACGCAAACTGCTTAGCAGGATATGAGTTAGGATGGATCACCTAAGTGATCCCCGTGGTGTCCCCCTATGTTCAGAGGGCACACATGTGATAATCAATGGACATCACGATCAAAACTTGTCAACTTATAGAGGAGTCTTAAATGACAACCAACAAGTATAAAGAAACTGGTGAGGCCGGCTTATACCGGCTGTACCTGCACGATATGCTCATGGATATCATCCATAGTGGGCTAGTCAGTTATTCACAATCAACCTGGGATACGTTAGTACGTTTTGGAATGTACTACAATCCCGGTTTGACAGAATACGTAACGCGTTGTGAAACATGGCAAATCGCTATGTGTCAACAAACGGTCCCAGGTGACTGGGACAGACTGAGCTCGTGGCCTACAGGGATTTTGGTTTCCCTGGGGGCGCTCGAGCGCGACAATCATTATGATTGGACGCTCCGCAATGCGGACCCGTTCCTTCTTAAGGCCTTGCACCAAGTGGTGCGTCTGGTCTTTAAGTTTGAGGACGGTGCAGCTCGTACGAAGACTGACCTAGAGGCGGTTAAACAACGCCTTAGCCGACCGACGACTGTCTATGAAGACGGACAGTCCCACGACGCTTTGTGTCTCACCAAACAGGAGATTAACGGGATGCGAGATATTTTAAAGTACCTCGTTGCCCCAATTTCCTGGGAAGACCTTAGCGGACGTTTTGGACCAGGCTCATCGAGTGACGTGAAGAGTAATCATGATAAGTTCCTGAATGCCCCCATTAAAGTGGGGCTCCCAGGAATTCTTGAAATGTTACATCTTCCCCGCAACGACACCCTCTTTGGAGGGTCTCTGGACCGACCACTGCGTTCGTTCTTCCAATATGGAATTACGAAAATAGCGGAAGTCCCGAAGTCGTTGAAGAGCACACGTGTTGTGAGTTCTGAACCGGCAAATTCAATGTTTTGCCAGCTGGCCATCAATGATGAATTGGAGCGTATGTTAAATACCATATACTCCGATATCATCTCTCTTGATGACGCAGATCAGCATTCACGGCACTTGTGGTGGAAAGGATATACGTCGATAGACTTATCCGACGCCTCCGACCACGTGTCACGTCGATTGGTTTACCAAATACTACCGCAATGGAGAGAATACCTTTTCTCCTCGCGGTCCACATTCGCAAAATTCCCTGATGGCTCGATATGCCCTTTACGGACATTCGCGCCTATGGGTGCAGGACACTGCTTCTCGGTTCTGACGACGGTGGTATTAGCCATCTGTCGTTACGCTGCCAGACGTAGGGTCTTCGTGTACGGTGATGACATTATTTGTCACGTAACGGACTATCACGCGATAGTCGACCTTCTCACGCGATCCGGTCTAGTAGTAAACCAGCTGAAGAGTTGTCCATTAGGGATTTACAGAGAGGCATGTGGGCTTGAAATCCTACATGACCTTAATGTAACACCGTTGTTAATACGGCATCTCCCTAAGAATGTGGGCATCCACACTTTAGAGAAGTGGCTCTCCCGGTTAGAAGATAACTGGGGCGGGCCTACCATCTGGGTGCGGACAAGAGAGCGGCTACTCCGTGAATGGATATCCATTCATGGTATGCCAGCTCTGCGCTGGCGCCGTAGATACCAGCGTTGGGAAATCAAAGTACCCGTGCCATCCGCTGCTAATCGCAGATGGATGCTCCACGGAGAAGATTCGTTACGCAGGTGGCTTACGTTGGCCACCAGTGACCGTAATGAGAGACCAGACTCAGCTTATAGCTGGGTCGGTCCACAGAAGCCTAGTCTTGCTACGTGGCAACAGTCTCTTGCGGGGAGAGCCGAGAAGGCTCGTAGAAACCTCGCAGGGCGTATCGCTGAACGCAGTCGGGATACTAAGCTCGAACTTCAATGGAAGGGTGTACATGAATTCCCGCGCTTTTGGGAGTTGATGTCGTCCGCCATCATCAACAATCATCTTACAAATGGAGGTCTTAAATGACAACCCGCAACAAAGCTAAGTCCAAGAACAACCAGTCCCGTTTCACCCTTCCTGTCGACCGCAACCTAGCCACCAAAGTGTGGGTAGGCCAGCGAGTTGAAAAGAGAGATGATAAATGGTTCCGGTTAATCCTGGAAACGAAAGCCCTCGATCCTCACGGCTTGGTGACAGACCGGCCAGCAGCCATTCGTGATGTTCAAATCACAATTCGGTTGCTTCCCAGGTATCTGAAGCCAAGTTCGATTGAGATCGAGGCAACTCCGTTCTATTGCTGTGGGCTCCATCATAAGGTGACCCGGCACATGAAGACCACGCGCCGCGCTTACGTAAAGGGTGCGGACAACCTGGAGATATATCTCCGGGGTGTCACGCAGCTCCTAACGAGGCTCGAACCGCGTTTACCCGTCACACCAGGCGGATACGCCGATATCCTGTACCGCAATTCATTCTTTGCGGTAACTGAGGTTACCTTCCCTCTATCCGTAATTGCCTCGGTCGCAAACCGACGCAGCTACGAAGAGGTAGATAACCACAATGGATATGGACGCTCCGATCTAGTTGATGGGTATTGGTTTAGGTGGGAGATCGCCGCTGGATCTAAGATCCTTAAGCGATTGTCCTCACTTCTTCTGTGCAATAATGGTGCGGAGGAACAGTTAACCTAATTAACTCGTGACAAAACACGTTTAAAAGGCCGTGCTCCCGGGCTTACGGGGGTGGAGGATTCTCCACAGGTGGGGC